CTGCCAATTTCCGACAACGTTTCAATGATCTGCGATGGTGTGAGGTTACTCATCGCGCAGAATGTCCGACATCGATCGGTGATACCACTCAAGCATGCGACCCAATGAATCCGGGTTGCGCGAATCGTAGCGTGCCAACGGATCAGAGCCGCCAGGCATCTTCGACACCATGCGAACCATTTCGTTGGACGTTTTCAAGATTTCTTGTTCCCTATTTTCCATTTTCCAAAACCGCCTTCCGTGCATTCACAATCTTCACAACGTGATCTGACCATCCGTTGTCCACACAAGTCTGCCAAACGGCTTTCAATTCGTCCACCGTTGGCGCGTCTTCAATCTTAGCGATGACGTCATCCGGAACCGGGTTTTCATGCCGTGCCGGTTTCGCCATTTCTTCCCGCGTGGTTCGCTTGTTCCCGGAATACCCGGCGTTGGCTAACGCACGACCGATAGCGCTAGTTTCCGCATTTTCCAGGGCTGCGGTTTGGTTCGCGCCGGCGGTGCCTTCAATTTCGAATGCCCATCCGGTCGCTTTCGGACAATGTGCGTGTTGATCTTCGTGATCGATGAACACACGCGCTTGCACAACCCAATATTTTTTGTCGCGATCCGTTTCGGTTGTCATTTCTTGCGTGATGATCCGACCATCCGGATTGTCGTCATAGAAGCGTGCGATTCGCGCTTCGACTGTTTCGTAATCGTCCAAATTGAAACGTGGCATATCAGATTCCCCTTACTTCCGACCACAGATTTTCTGCCGTGATCACTAATTTTTCAATGTGTTTGTCATCGCGTTCCATGATGACGGTTTTCGGTTCGAACCATCCGGGCACGAAACCGTTTGCCGATTCGACGCGTAGCCACCAAGCAAACACGCACGCATCAGCGCCGGTGACGAACAATTGCCATTGCACTTGTCGTCGATAACGAATCGGGATTTTGTTTGGTTCCCAATCCGAACCTGTTGTTTTGATTTCCGAAATCATCGTGTGACCCAATGACAAGCCATCAGGTGTTGCCAACCATCGTCGATCATCTTCGTGAGCAATCACCCATTCGTTCGGCATGATGTCGAACTTGTCTTTCAAGATTGACGCGACCACAGGTTCCTGATCGCGGCCAAACGCCATGAACGGGTTGTCCATTTGTTCCACCGGGTTCAAGAATTCGGCGACCGCTTCTTTGTATCCCGCTGGTGTCGATGCGTGTGCCACTTGTGTGGCGGTGATGCCTTTGCGTCGCGCTTCCAACCAATCATGGAAATCCAATTGTTTGTTCGCGACGAATCTGTCACAAGTAATCATCGGCATTTTCACCAACCCATTCCGTCAATTCATGAATCCACGAAAACGAATAGGATTCTTCGGTTTCGATGACTGTCCCCATCAATGGATCATCGTCACCGCGCATCAATTCGTGACGCAAAATGTCCAACACGAACATGTCGTGTCCCATCGCATCTTTGACACGGGTGATTTCAAACGTGCGGAAATCTTTTTTCATGCGATCCCCCAAACGATTGCGCGACGACCGGACGGCAACACGGTTCGTTTGCCTGTGTCCGTGACCAAACCGGATTCAACCAATTCGTGACGTCGTGTTCGGATGCCAGATTCGGATGCCATCGGTGCCGTCTTATATGACCGATATGTGTCGACCAATTCGACGTCACATTGTGGTCGCCGTTTCAACGACCGCAAAACAAACTGTTGTGTTTGGGTGACGTCATCGATTGACTCGGCCGCTTCGTGCGACGTGTGCGGATCACTTCTTCGTGCGTTTGCCATGCTGATTTCCCTTCATGATTGTTTCGATTTCATCAATGGTTGTTTTCAAATGGTATGCGACACGTCCGACACTCATGCCGGTGGACAATGCCGTTTCGACCATGTCCGCAAAAAATTGACGGTCATGGTTGTACCGGTCAATCGATTCACGAACACCGCGTTCCGAATCTTGCATCCGTTTGAACGCGACATCCATCGTGTCTGTCACACGCCACGCAAAATGAGCGCGTGCCACTTCGAATTGTTGCCGGTCATCCATCTTCCGGTTCCAATTCCAAATTGATTCGGTACGTCTGTCCCATCAACGCGTCAATCAAATGACGTGCATGTCGAACATCGATGACCAATGTGGTTCCATTTACGACAATGAATCGTCCGCCGTCTTCACGGGTGATGAACAATTCGGGACGTCGCGGATCGTCATCACGCGTCACGGTGAACATTGTTGTCCTTTCGGTTTGGTTGATTGATGATGAATCCGCCGGCGACGCATGCGCACGCCAACGCTATGACGGACAACCCGTTGAATGGTTGTTCCGGGAATGCCACCGATGTCGTCACAATCAACGCACCGGCGATGACCAACAATGTCCATGCGGTTCTCACAACATCCACGCAATCACGAACAACAACAGAATTGTTGTGATGCTGAAGAACGATGATGCACCAAGCAAAATCCACATGGTGCGTGCATCGGTGACCACATCGTTGGTCGGTTTCTGGTAAGTCGATCTGCGCAGCCGACGTGTTCGATCGGGGATTTCGACTTGGTTTTCGATTTCTTTTTGTTTGAAATATCCCATTGGTTTCCCTTCCTGTTTGGGTTTTCAATTGGAACAATAACACGGTCGAAAAAAATGTGCTGTAGGTGTTGCGGTTTTTTGGGATATTCATATACCATTGGTATATCGATACACCAACGAAGGGAAATGAAATGAACACCAACCACGAAATCATTCGCGAATGTCGGGTAGGCGGACAGGGATTGATCGCTGGCCGCTCCTACATCATCGCTCAATTGAAAGCAGAAATCATCGGGTTCGAAATGGTCAAGACATCCGGCGTCGTCATCGACATCGACGGCGACCGCATCCGGGTGTCGAACATGCACATCGCGTTCGACATTGACAACCTGTTGAACAAAGTTCGCATCGTCGAATCAATCAGAAGGTAAACATCATGACCATCTATCAAATCGGAATCAACGACAACCGCGTGACAGACAATGACACGCCAATCCGAACCACGTTCACCATCGACGGTGGCAACATCTGGTACGACGGCATCCAATTCCAAAACGATTCATGGAACGGATTCGCATGCCCAATGTTCACCATCGAAACCATCGACCAAATCATCCGCGACCACCACGAATCGTTCGACTGTTTCGAAACGATCGGGTACGCATTAGACGGTGATGAATTGATCATCATCATTGACGGCGACGACGGAACATATCAAGACGTTGGCGATGCCGAAATCATCGACGGTGTTTCGTATTACAGATTCATGAACTATTCATGGGCATGGTTCGCGAACGACGAAGATTCGGAAGGGAAGAAATGGAAAACGGAACGATGACAATACTGCAACAACTGGGTGACGACCGCCGTGCCATCATGCAAGATTTGGAACGGAACACCCGCCACCTACAACAAACAATTCAACAAGCAAAACAACACGGATATTCAAACTATCGAATCGCACAATTGACCGGCGTCACCAAACGCACCGTCGCCATCTGGTCACAGAAATAGAAAATCCCCGGTCAGGGGAAGGGAAATTCAAAACCTGACCGGGGAAATTCTTTGTCAACTGTAGCACGACGACCATGTCAAATTACTGACACGACTCGCATTGCATCATGTCCATCGGGTCGACCGGCACCGCGTACCCATCGACCACATCACGGTCAGTCATCAGCCGGTCGCCGGTCGTATTGCAACACGGACGTCAACAACGACATGATTCCGGCAAGCGCCGAAACCGATGCGACGTTCAACCAATCCACATCGAAGACGCCAACGGCTCCAACCGACATGGCAGCCAATGCTGTTTGCGCTACGGTTTTGATTGCACGTTCCCCGGAATACGCCCAATACAGGTTCCATCTATCCATCATTTTCTGCTCCTATCTTTTTGTGCAATTGCACATCTTCAGCCACCGCGCCACCAATGTACGCGGATGCAATCAACGTTATCAATGCGACGCCACCCGCTACCAGTTCACCAGCGGCCAAACGATCTGTGAACACGGCAACGATTCCACCGAACACCAACACAGCACCCAACGACCATGATCCCCACACGATCCGGCGACGAATCTTCCACGACGGTTTGTTCACGGCAACAACCTTGTAATCAACGGTGCGATTGCGGCTATGAACGACACGACCGCCATCATCTGCCAGACACGCATTTCGACTTTGCGCAGACGGGTTTCATGATCACGAATTTGTTCGCGCACATCTTTTTCAAGGTCAGTCAATTGATCCTTCATGCCCGGTAATGCAGACGCAATCTTTTCCAGCATCGATTGAATTTGTTGCACTTGCAGATAGACTTCTTTCACGCTGATTCGTGCCGATCCGTTGGTTTCTTCAGTCATCCCAACGCCCATCGTTCAACGATCTTTGAATCCCCGTGATTGTGATTCGTCCCCATTTGCCATCAATCCGTCCGTCGTAATATCCCCACGCTTTCAGTTTCAATTGTACTGAACGACGAATGACACGTCCCATGATGCCATCGGCTTTCACACCGGTCGACAATTGGATGGCGGTGTTGGTCATCCGTCCGGGGATTCCATCGATGCGTCCACGGTAATGTCCGGCGGTCGCCAATTGTGTCTGCCATGTCCGCCACGTCGATCGGTTCAAGCGGCCATTCACTTGCAGATGCGGAACCGCATCAACATTGTTGCCGGTCAGATACG